CAGCTGGATCGGCCCGGGTGCCAGGTGAGTCACGTCTGCTGGCATGGTCTTGGTCAGCTTGGCCTCCAGCACGCCGGGGCCATCGAGCACAATGGAGTCCTGGCCAACCACGAAGATGCCCTTGTCGGGGTCGGTGGTGATCTCCTGGCCGGTGCCATTGCCAACGCCGTCCAGGCTGCATGACAGCGCAAAGTTGTGGTGGGTGTATGCCTGATTGATCTCGGTGTTAAAGTCAGTAAGCCCCAAACGCTTGGCTGCCTCGGTCAGGATCACCGGCTCCAGGGTGTTGCCCCAGCCCATGGCTTCGTTGCCAATGTCGGGGCGCTCTTTGCCATCGATGGCGTTGATTGAGAACTGCAGCTCATCATTGGGCGTGCTGTACTTGCTGAAGCCCATCAGGCCAGGCAGGCGGCTGGCGCTCATCTCTTTGTCGTCGGTTAATTTTCCGGCCATGTTTCACTCCTTTGTGGTGGCGAGGGAATACACACGCACCACACGGGCGTGAGCTTGTGGGTGGGCGGCCTCGATGAAGCCAACCCGCTTGAACTGCTTGGTGCGAAAGACCGCGCCCAGGACAGATGGATGGACGCCAGGCGGCACTTCGATAAACTGCCTGATGTCATTGATGGAGACCTGGCCCTGCTGCTTGCACAGAACCACGGCTAGTGCCCGGCAGCGCTCCAGGAACTGGTGATCGCGCTGCTCAAAAATGTCGAGCTGGCGCTGCTTTATGTCGCGACCAATTGCCTTCATGATTGAATCTTTTGAATCTGTTTGGCCATCAACCAATTGTCACCAAGCCGGCGAACAGAGCGCACCCATTGGAGCTGGTAAGAGCGAATTACGGCAGGCGGTGCATCGTAACCGGCAAAGATGCGACGGACGTGGGTCAAAAATCTGGTGTTCATAATCAGCCTCTCCATGCCAACAAAACACCCCAGCCACCAAAGACCAGGAACGTGCCCACAACGTAGGCTACATCGATCAGTTTTTCTTTCATGCTTCTCTCCTTGATTAAGCTCTTGCGAGCAAGTTGGAAACCTGGCTTGCGTGCCAGACTGTGCCGCCCCTGGCGGTTTCAATGCCACGAGCTGACAGCTCATTAGCAATGTCTCTGAGGGTGGCTGCACCCAGGCGTGCCTGGATGTCGCGCACCATTGGCAGCATGCGTGCTGCATAGGCGTCTGCCTTGGTCTTGATACTGGCCACACCAGCTGCGCTGCCAACTTCTGGAGTAGGGCAACCCAAGCGTGTGCCACGGGCCTTGGCTTGTGCCAAAGCAGCCTTTGTGCGTTCGCTGATTTTGCGTGCTTCCCACTCGGCAAATACAGCAGACATTTGCAAAAAGGTGCGATCAGCTTCTGGCATGTCAGCGCACACGAATGGCACGCCAGACTCCAAGAGGCCAGAGATAAAATGGACATTACGGGCAAGGCGGTCGAGCTTGGCAATCACAAGGACTGCCTTTGTACGCTTGGCCAGGCTCATGGCTTGAACCAGTTCTGTGCGGTCGGTCTTGCGGCCAGACTCGATCTCTGTGAACTCAGCAACCAGCTCCTGGTCACCGATGTACTGTGCGACAGCCTGGCGCTGTGCATCAAGGCCAAGACCTGACTGGCCTTGGCGGTCTGTTGAGACTCGGAAGTAAGCTACAAACTTGGTCATGATCAAGCCTCCACGCTGTCGAGCAATGCATCCAGCTGCTTGTTGAGCGAGTCAACCTTGCGCTGTGCAGCTGGCTTGAGAAACGTCTGGTAGCCAGAGTGGTAAGCCTTGGCGCCGCCAATGTAGCTGTCAGGGTTGTGCTCGATGCGAGCGATCTGCAGCTCGATGTCGTAAATCTTCTTTGCGGTGGGTGTCATGTTGAACTCCTTGCACGTCATCTGTGCGTTGAACATGGAAGGATTATAAACACGAAGCGATATCGGTGTACAACCCCCAATCGGTCAGTATTTTCTAGGGATTTACCCTAATACAGCAACAAATCAGTGACTTAGGTGTCCTGTCCAATATCAGAGCGATATACACTAATGCTCCATGGACAACACACTTAAACCCTTCCTCACCAGGCTGCGCCCCGAGACTCGCCTGCTGCTTGACAAGGCAGCCGAAGACCAGCGCCGCTCTATCTCATCCCTAATCGACCAGTGCGTGCGTGATCAGCTGCAGCCACGCTACGGCCAGCTGACGCCCCGCCTGGAGCGCTTCCTGTCGGGGGTGAAGCAATGAACCACACCGAAGCGCAAGCCATCCTAGACATGGCCAAAGACGGCCAGCCGATCCCCGAGGACGTGCTCACCGAGGCGCTCTTCATGACGGGTGATGCGGCCTGCTGGCGCGACATCCCCTGCCCTGATGTGCAGGCGTTTGTCGAAGACATGCGCAAGGCGGGTCTGCTATGAGCGCCGCCATCTACTTCGTGGTGCCTGGTCAACCCGTTGGCAAGGGCAGACCACGGGCAAGCACCCGAGGCGGCTTTGTTCGCATGTACACCGACGCCAAGACGCTGTCGTACGAGGCAGCCATCGCTCACCAGGCGAGCTTTGCCATGTCGGTGTGGTCGGTGTTCGACACGGCCATCAGCCTGCGCGTGGTGGCCTTTTACGGCATCCCCCCGAGCTGGCCAAAGCACAAACAAATGTTGGCGCTAAACAATGCGCTGATACCCGGCAAGCCAGACCTGGACAACGTGGCCAAGGCGGTGCTCGACGCGCTCAACGGCGTGGTCTACCAGGACGACAAGCAGGTAGTCAAGCTGGTCGCAGAGAAACGCTATTCGTACGACCCGAGGATCGAGGTCTACGCGCATGAGGTATGTCAATGAGTTTTGCAAAACACCAAGTTAGCCTAAAGGGCAGCAGCGTTAATGGGCAGCCGTTCAAGCTGTGCCACCGATGTGAAGAGAAGAAGCCACCCGAGGGCGGCGTGCAGACCAGCCCGCATCGCTGGTATTGCGCAGTGTGCTGGGTGGACAAAATGAAGGGCAAGCGATGAACACGCTACCCAACAAGCTGCGCCATCTGCTGCAGGGCCACGACGGCATGACAACCAAGCAGCTGTCGCAATTGGTGGACATATGCCCACGGGACATCACCAGATCGCTCAAGACCATGCCCGATGCGTACGTTGACCGCTGGACGGGCCCAGAGCGTGGCCAGTGGGCGGCAGTGTGGTGCGTGGTCGAGGTGCCCGAAGCCTGCCCCAAACCAGGATGAAGCGGCCATGGAAACCTCACTACCACAAGCACAAAGGCCCGGTCGAACCCGACAGGACAACGCTACTCATGGCAGTGGCCAGAGAGCTGCTGACCACATGGGAGATCACCCAGGACAAAGCGCTGGTGGACAGGCACCTGGCTGCAGTGGACAAGGTCTACGGCGCTGGCAGCGAGGCATCAGTGCGCCAGTACATGCACCAGGTCAAAAAGAATGAACGCTGTGGCTGAACCAATTCATTTTGAGCTGCCAAAGCGGCCAAGGGTCAAACAGAAAGACCCACCACCCGATCAGCGCAAGGTCTGCGTGTTGCCGATCAGAGCTGTGTTCGACAAGAAGATGAGTCACGGTGCCCTGCAAGCGCTCGCTGCTCTGTGCGCGTACTGCAACCGTGCAGGCATCACATGGGTCAGCCAGACCAGGCTAGCCCAGGAGCTGGGCATCAGCCAGCAAGCAGTGGCCAAACAGTTCAAGCAGCTGCGTGAGCTGGGCTACCTGGAAACAGTACGCAAAGGGTTCAAGGGCGAGCGAACCGACACCCTGCGCGTGATCTTTGATCCCAACATCACAGCGGAGCAAGCCATCACCATGACCAGCAACAAGGAGGACACCAGGCCGCCGGCGATCAGAGAGGAACAAGAGCGCCAGGCCCAAGAGATTGACCGCGAAGGTCAAGCAAGGATCGCCAGGCTCATCAGCAAGGCACTCAAGCAACCACTGAAACAGGAGAAAACCATGCCCACATCAGGACAGACCAGGACGGTCAAAAAGATGAAGGATGACATCCAAAAGGCCAAACAGAAGCGGTCACCAGGTACACCAAAACCTGTGGACAACAGTGTGGACAACCATGCTTACATTCACAACCCCCAGGTTGTACATGCAGAGGGTCTACATTCACAACCTAATCACAACCTGGAGGTTGTAGATAACACAGAAGAACACATAAGAGTAAACCTATATAAGGTTAATACTTTAAATACATTAAGAGATAACCGGTTAGTTCTGCACAACCAAACGATCAAGCAGCTGCTCGACTTCGGACTGACCGACCAGGACATCGATGACGGCCTGACAACCCTGCTGGCCATCTACGCAGCCGAGGGAATCACCCCGAAAGAGCAGCACCTGGTTGATGGATTGATGCAGATGAAGCGGGATGCTGCATGACCGAAGGCACCGCCAAGGCACCTAAATCGATCCATACGGCGCGATCACAGGCTGGTTGGCACATGGGTAGCATCACCTGCACTCAATCGCTTGTAGGCCGTTTAATCGATTCTGTACAAGCCTCAAACGAACGTATGGATTTTGTACAAGCAGGGGGCATGCTGCGACGTGTGCCCTTGGAAGCAATCGCAAACCATATGCGCAGGCATGACGCTCGCGATACCGGGCGCGTTGACGGGCGCGATAAAAAACGACCCTTCCCCCCTCCCCCTCACCGTAGCGTTAGGGGGACTTCCCCCAATTTTTCCCAGCATTTTGCTGACATTTGTACACTCGCCATTTGAAAGGAATAATTTATGGCATACGAACTGAAACCTGGACAGGGCAAAGCCTTTGTGAATAAAGACAAAAAGGAGGACTGGCATGCGCCTTACTCTGGCGAGGTGATCTTGCCTGATGGCACGCTGCATTACTTGGAGATCACGCCTGGCAAGACGCAGGCTGGTGAGTGGTGGTTTCGGGTAAAGGTTGGCAAGCCCAAGCAAGCCAAGCCTGCTGTGGCTGCTGCGGTGGCGCAGGTGTCTGAAGACTCTGACATACCGTTCTGATGGCCGCCAGGAAGCAACCGACGCAGATACCCAGTGTTGCTGGCTGGGGTGGCACCAGGTCGATTGAGCGCAGGCTTGAGCGGTCTTCCACCTTGGCGGGTAATCGTGAGGCTGTGGCTTATGCGCTCTTGTGCATGGCCAACACGAAGATCAGCGACATCATGACTTGGGATGAGTCTGGGAATGTGACGGTTAAGGCTGCGCATCAGATTCCTGAGCATGCGCTGACTGCGATCAAGTCGATCAAGCAGAAGGTTGACCGGGACGGTAACTCAACGCTTGAGATCGAGCTGTATGACAAGGTCGGGGTGCTGCGCATTCTGGCCAAGGCTTCTGGCTTGCTGGACAACCCAGATGAATCTGACAAGCCTTCGGTGATCGGCATCAACATCAAGTCGCCGATCAATGACATTGTTGACGTAAAGGGAGATTGACATGGATGAAATTTTTATTGGCCGAATAATTAAGGTGCTTGAGCTTGAGCTTGATACCGACCTTGATGACAAAGAATGGGAAAACATTTGCGACGAAAAGCTGAACTTATTGATAATTCTTCGCGAAGTCAAAAAAGGTATGCATGAGCCGCACTAAAGAACAAAGCTCCAAGCAGATGCCCTCAACGGGGCTGAACCTGGACTTCAGCGCCAGCCCAGAGGTTTGGAATTTTTTGCAAAGCAATGCGTTTGTGCGCGGCATGATGGGGCCGGTGGGGTCGGGTAAGTCATACGCCTGCGCTGCCGAGATCATGATGCGCGCTGTCAAGCAAAAGCCCTCGCCCATTGACGGCATCCGCTACTCGCGGTTTGCCATTGTGCGAAACAGCTACCCCATGCTCAAGACCACCACGATCAAGACCTGGATTGATCTGTTTCCAGAGTCCACGTTTGGGCCTCTACTTTGGACGCCGCCAATCACCCACCACATCAAGCTGCCCAGCCGCGGTGATGCTGCCGGCATTGACTGCGAAGTGATCTTCCTGGCTCTTGACCAGCCCAAAGACGTGCGCAAGTTGCTGTCATTGGAGCTGACTGGCGCCTGGGTGAACGAAGCGCGTGAGCTGCCTAAAGCTGTGATCGATGGATTGACCCACCGTGTTGGCCGTTACCCAACCAAACGAGATGGCGGCGCTACCTGGTCGGGCATTTGGATGGACACCAACCCGATGGATGACGACCACTGGTGGTTCAAGCTGGCCGAGAAGGAAAAGCTCACCGGCCAGTTTGCCTGGAAGTTCTTCAAGCAGCCTGGTGGCGTGGTGCCGGTCGATTCTGAAGACCTGCCCGAGATGCCCGAGGCCAACGACCACATCTTTGCTGCCAACAAGTGGTGGCGGGTTAACCCCAAGGCCGAAAATCTGAACAACCTGCCACCTGGTTACTACCTGCAAATGCTTGGCGGCAAGACGCTAGACTGGGTTCGATGCTATGCCGGGGGTGAATACGTCTATGTCCAGGAAGGCAGACCCGTTTGGCCTGAGTATGACGACTCGACCATGTCTGGCGAGACCGACATTGACCCCAATGTGCCCATCCAGGTGGGCCTGGACTTCGGTTTGACCCCTGCAGCCACCATTGGCCAGCGCCTGCCTAATGGCCGGTGGGTGATTCACCAGGAAATTGTCACCTTTGACATGGGCCTGGAGCGCTTTGGCACCCAGCTGCTGACCGAATTGAACGCTCGCTACCCCAACCACCAGGTAATGATCTGGGGCGACCCCGCCGGTATGGCCAGGGACGCCATCTATGAGGTCACAGCGTTCGATTTTCTGCGAACACTGGGTCTGAAAGCGCAGCCAACTGCGTCCAATGATTTCAAAGTGCGCCGGGAAGCGTCAGCAGCCCCCATGCAGCGCCTGGTCATGGGCAAGCCTGGCCTGATTATCAACCGCGAGTGCAAGCTGCTGCGCAAAGCGCTGGCCGGTGGCTACCATTTCAAGCGGGTTGCAGTGGGCGCCGGGCATGAGCGCTTCAAAGACGCGCCAAACAAGAACGAACACTCGCACATTGGCGACTCTTTTGGCTACTTGATGCTGGGCGGTGGCGAATACAACCGCATGACCCGCACGCACCAGCTGGGTGGCCGCGCTCCTGGTATGGCAACCGCTGTTTTGGACTTCGATATCTTCTCATGACAGACCTGATCGACACCGTCAACGAAAAGCTGGCCTGCACCGGCTGCTATTTTGAGCCGATCACCGATTGGCACATCGAGCGCCTGACCGAATACGTCAGAACGCCCTGGCCTATCGACCCGCTCGACACCATTCACTTCAACATGGAACGTGGCCCAAGCGGCGCCCTGTACTACAACGGCAAACTGCTGGGCATCATCGGCGTTGCCGTGCTGTGGAAGGGTGTCGGTGAGGTGTGGACAATCAGCGATGACAGCGTCAAGCACAAGTTCAAGCGCCAGCTGGTTGTCGGTGTGAGAACTGCCCTCGATATCGCTCAGATATCTCTGTGTTTGACCCGTGTACAAGTAGCAATAGAATCGGATGCAGATTATGCAGAGAGCTGGCCGCTGGCGCTGGGTTTCACTCTTGAGGGTGTGATGCGCAACTTCGGAATGGACGGCTCAGATTACACACTATATGGGAGGATCAGACCATGCCAGCACCAATCGTCGCAGCTTTGATCGGAGCGGGTGCCACAGCCTACGCTGTCAACCGCTCTCAAAGCGCAGCCGACAAGGCTAGAACGCAAGCTGCCGAAGCGCAAGCCGCTGCAATTGAGCAAGCCACTAAGAACCGAGCAGAAGCTGCAGCACAAGCTCAAGCGGCGCGTGAACTGGCTGCAGCTGAGGCAGAAAAAACTCGAATTGCTACTGCAGAGCAAGCAAAACTAACGCGAGATCAACAGGCTGCGCTTGCGCTAGAACAAAGCAAGTTGACGGCTGCACAGATTGCAGCGCAGCGTGAATCCGCTGCATCAGCTTTGTCGGCGGCCCAACTGTCTGCTTCTCAACAAGCGGAAATGATGCGCTCCTTGACCGCGCAACAAGGCGCTGCAGCAGAGGCTGCTAAAGCTCAACTGTTTCAGCAGCAGAAGCAATATGCTGAGCAAAAATCCATGATGGAAAAGCAGGCCAAAGACCAGGCTGCTGCACTTGAAGCCGAGCGCCGCAAGATTGCTGAGCGTGAATCCGGACAAATGACTGCCCGCCGCCGCGCTGGTAAGCGCTCATTACTATCAACAGCCAGAATTAACCCAGAACTTGGCTTGCTACCAGCAGCTAATGATGAGAATCAATTGAAGACCTTGTTGGGGGCTTGACATGGCTACAACTGTTGAGCAACTTTATACTGAAACTTTAGGTCGTGCACCCGATCCGGAGGGTTTGGCTTTTTGGCAAAGTGCTTTTGGTGATTCGGTAGACCCTAATGAACAAGCATCGTTTATGCAAGCTGCTCAAGCAGAATTGGCTCAACGTACTACTGTTGAAAAACTTGCTTTAGCGCCTAACCTTATTACAGAAGACGATTTTGCTGCTCAACTTGCAGCAGATGAAGCTGCATTTCTTGCAGAGCAGGCCACTTTAGACACAACCCTTCAAGCACAACTTAATGCGCAAGCAAAAGCGGATGCCGATGCATTTGCAAAAGCACAGGGTGAAATAGGTGCCATGGTTGCCGCTGAGCAGCAACGAATGGCAGCAGCTGCGGCAGAGTATGCACAGCAGCAAGCAGCCTCTCAAGCAGCTGCAGCGCAAGTGGCCAAAGAAGCAGAGGTTGCACGAGCAGAAATCGCCAAGCAAATTGCTGAAACGCAGCGCCTATCTGCAGAGATGGACGCCAAGAGCAAATCGGAAATGGAATCGATGCAGCGCACATCAGCGGCCAAGCTCGCAGGAAGCCGTAAAGCTGGCCGCTCAGCTAGTGATCGCTCATTGCTTGCAGCCTATGGCGCAGCTGACACGGGCGCGCCAACGCTTGGTGGCGGCGGTAGTTTAGGTGGCCGAGGTGGCAACCTTGGTGTGTCAGGAATGCTTGGAGTTTGACAATGAAAGCACAAGACAAGGTTCAAAAAGTAATGCATGAATACAAGGCTGGCACGCTGCACAGCGGTGGTGACGGCAAGGTTGTCAAGAATCCCAAACAAGCCATTGCTATTGCCATGTCTGAGGCTGGCATCAAACGCAAACCGCGTGGCGGCCTGATGGCCAACGCAACATTGAAAGGTTGACCATGATGAAAATTGAAATCTGCATCGAGCAAAATGGCGAAGAAAAAGAGATGGAAGACGAAGAGCTGTATCCAGAGCAAATTGCCGAGATGGCCAAGAAGCTCAAGAGTGCCACGCTCAGCCGCAAGGATCGCAAGATGCTGGCCGATGCGCTGCTTAACATGGAGGAAGAATCATGATGAAAAAAGAAGTCTGGGATAAACCAAGGCCCAAGGATTTAGGCAAACCTCAAGAGCTGTCCTCATTGGAAAAGCGCAATGCCATGCGCCGTGCGGCCAAAGCAGGCAGGCCGTACCCCAATTTGGTTGACAACATGGCGGCAGCCAGAGATAAAAAGTGAGCAAGTACAGAGACCCCGAAGGCGGTCTGACCGAGGCGGGCAGGCGCAAGTTTGAATCGTCTGGCGAGAGCAAGAATCTGCAGCCAGGCGTGAAAGACAGCGCCCCAACGGGTGACCGCGCCAGGCGCAAGGGGTCATTCTTGACCAGGTTTTACACCAACCCGAGTGGGCCACTGGTCAACGATAAGGGAGAGCCGACCAGGCTTGCACTGGCGGCCAATGCCTGGGGTGAGTCTGTCCCGCGCACTGCTGGCGCTGCAGCACGATTGGCCGCTAAGGGTCGCAATTTGCTTGACAAGTACAAGCTAGAAAAGGAATGACATGCAATACGCAAACAACGTAAAGGGCGGGAAGCGCTTAACGCCCGAAGAGATCATCAAACGCCAATCGATGGCGCAGACCAAGAAGGATGAGTTTCAGCAGCTCTACCAGGACGCCTACGAGTTTGCCCTGCCCCAGCGCCAGCTGTATGGCATTTGGGAAGGTGGTGCTATTGGCTCTAAAAAGATGCAGCGCGTCTTTGACAGTACAGCAATCAATAGCACCCAACGGTTTGCCAACAGACTGCAATCGGTGGTGTTCCCGCCCCAGCGCCGCTGGTGCCGTTTGGAGCCCGGTCTCGATATTCCAATGGATCGCAAGCCGCAAGCCCAGGCCATCCTTGACTTGTATGGCGAGAAAATGTTTGCCATCTTGCGTCAGTCTAACTTTGACATTGCCATGGGTGAGTTCTTGCTCGACCTGGCGGTGGGCACCGCTTGCATGATGGTGCAGCCAGGCGACGACATAAACCCGATCAACTTTATCCCCGTGCCGCTGTTCCTGGTGAGCTATGAGGAAGGCGCGAACGGCCAGGTCGATAACGTCTACCGCCGCATGCGTCTGAAAGGTGAGAGCATTCAGCGCCAATGGCCAGATGCTGACATCCCACAAGAGATGCAGCGCCGCATCGCTGACAAGCCAACCGACGACATCGAGCTGCTTGAGGCCACGATCTTTGATGCAACACGCGGTGACTACTGCTACCACGTCATTGACAAGGTCAGCAAAGCAGAGCTGGTCTACCGCCGCCGTAAGGTCAGCCCTTGGGTGATCTCGCGCTACATGAAGGTGGCCGGCGAAATCTACGGTCGCGGCCCGCTCATGACCGCCCTGCCCGACATCAAGACACTGAACAAGACCATTGAGTTGTTGCTGAAAAATGCATCGCTTGCGGTCTCTGGCGTGTACACGGCTGCCGACGACGGCGTGCTCAATCCAAACACGGTCAAGATCGTGCCAGGCGGCATCATTCCTGTGGCGCGCAATGGTGGCCCACAAGGCCCATCGCTCATGGCCCTGCCCCGCTCTGGCGACTTCAATGTGTCGCAGCTGGTGATCAACGACCTGCGCGGCAACGTCAAGCGCATTTTGCTGGACGAATCACTGCCACCCGAGAACATGAGCGCCAGGTCAGCCACCGAGATTGTCGAGCGCATGAAGGAGTTGTCGCAGAATCTGGGCAGTGCATTTGGCCGACTGATTAACGAAACCATGATCCCCGTGGTCACCAAGATTTTGGAAGTCATGGATGAGCGCGGCATGATTGATCTGCCTTTGCGGGTCAACGGCCTGGAGGTCAAGGTCTCTCCAACATCACCACTGGCCAACGCCCAGGCTATGGACGAAGTCAACGCAGCACTGCAGTTTGCCCAGATCACCCAGCAGATGGGTGCCGAGGGTCAGGTGGCCGTCAAGTTTGGCGACATGATCGACTACCTGGGCGACAAGCTGGGTGTGCCTGCAGCTCTTCGCAACAGCGCCGCAGAGCGTGCGTTTGCCATCGAGCAGCAACAAGCACAGCAGGCTCAGGCTATGGCAGCCCAGATGGCCATGCAGCAGCAGGGCATGGCACCGCCTGGTCTGCCTGCACCGCAGGGAGCGCCAGCATGAGCTGGGACGAACTAGATGCCATCGGCCAGGTCGATATCCGCGAAGCCAACCAGCAACGCGATGACCTGGCCAGGTTGACACTGCGCGTGTTTTCCACTGAGGACGGCAACAAGCTGCTTCAGTGGCTGCGCGACGTGTATGTGAATGTGCCCATCGCCGTGCCGGGCACTGACCCCTCTCATGCGTACTTTGCCGAAGGGCAGAGAAACGTGGTGAGGGACATCGAGGCGCGGATCAATCAAGCAAGGAAACTATGACGACCGAAACCGAAACCAATGTCGAGCCCAGTTCTGGCTTACTCGACAGCGTGCAGGTGACAGACGATACCAAGACAGAGAACCCGCAAGCTGTTGAGATCGACCACAAATCGACCACAGCAACAGAGATGGCACCAGGTGCCATTCCTGGTACACCCAAAGAGCGCCCAGAGTGGTTGCCGGAGAACTTCTGGAACCAGGACAAGGGCGAAGCCAACATGGAGGCCATGGCCAAGTCTTATGCTGACTTGCGCAAAGTGGTCAGCCAGGGCAAGCACAAAGCCCCAGAGGGCGGCAAGTACGACACCAGCGTGTTTAAAACCCAAGACGTTGACAGTGATCCGCTGGCCAAGGCGTATGTGGGTTGGGCGCAGAAGTACGGCATCAGCCAGGTGGCATTTGATGAGCTGGCGCAAAACGTCAATGAAATGGCTGAGGAGATGGCAGGCCCACCCATCGACACCCAAGCAGAGATGAAGTCTCTCGGCCCCAACGCCAACGCCGTGGTCAACGGCATGGTGGACTGGGCACGCGGCCTGGTCAATAAGGGTGTGTGGAGCAAGGATGATTTTGAAGAGTTTAAAATCATGGGCGGCACAGCTCGCGGTTTGAGCGCTTTGATGAAGGTGCGCTCTGCCTATGAAGGCCGGGTGCCAATTGACGTTGCACCGCTAGAAGGCGCTCCCAGCAAAGAAGAGCTCTACCAGATGGTCAACGATCCTAAGTACAAGACAGATGCTGCATACCGTCAGAAGGTGGAGCGGATGTTCCAGCAGCACATCGCATGATTGTCTCCTGATCGCTTAATTGCGGTTGCCTTTTGACCCAGCTTCGGCTGGGTCTTTTTTTATTTGTCAAGCACCATTTGCATTTTGTACAAATACTCATACAATCGCGACCAAGGCATACCAGGCAACTGGCCCTTACCGCAGTGGATGCTGACGATTGGCTGCCGTAAACAGCAAGCATTCGGCCCAGGCAACTGGATAACCGGCGCGAGAACCAAACCGTTTGTCAACTATACGAGGAAATCATCATGAGCATTTCATTAAGCAATGCCTTTGTGACTCTCTTCGACGCTGAGGTAAAGCAAGCCTACCAAGGTAAGGCAATGCTGGTTCCTGCCGTACGTCAGCGCCGTGGAGTCGAAGGCTCAACCGTTAAGTTCCCTAAAGTCGGTAAGGGTGTTGCAACCCCCCGCGTCGGTCAAACCGATGTCACCCCATTAAACGTGGGCTTCAGCTCTGTCACTTTGACACTGCAAGACTGGAATGCCGCTGAGTACAGCGACATCTTCAGCCAGGCTAAGGTCAACTTTGACGAGCGTCAAGAGTTGGTGCAAGTAGTTTCGTCAGCTATGGGTCGCCGTCAAGATCAGTTGATCTTGGATGCGCTTGCAGCTTCCGGCACTTCATTGACCGTGGCAAACAGTGTTGGTGGCGCAACCACTAACTTGAACGTGGCCAAGCTGCGTGCTGCTAAGAAGTTGCTCGACAAGGGCAACGTACCTGCAGACGGTCGCCACATCATCATCCATGCAAATGGTTTGGACAGCCTTTTGGGCGAGACAGCCGTGACCAGCTCTGACTTCAACACAGTCAAGGCTTTGGTTCAAGGCGAGATCAACACCTTCTTGGGCTTCACATTCCATACATTGGGTGATCGCTCCGAAGGTGGCCTGCCCATCGACGGCTCTCTTGATCGCCCTTGCTACGCTTTCCACTCCGCAGCCATCGCCTACGGCGAAGGCATCGGCATGCGCACTGAGATCAACTACATCCCCGAGAAGACCAGCTGGTTGGTTAACGAAGTGTTCAGCGCTGGCGCCACCGCCATCGACGCTGAAGGCATCGTTCAACTCACTTGCCGCGAATCTTGATCTTAAAAGGAACATGAATCATGGCTTATTCTTCTACAGGCTTTAGCGCCGTTGGCGGCCAGTCAAAAGCTGGTAACGCACCTGCAATCTACACATACGCATCTACTGACGCCCAGTCAGTGATTCGTGCGTCTGGATACTTCAACTCCATCGCGTCCATCCTCAAAGTTGGCGACATCATTTTCTGCTACTCCGCAACGGGTGGCACTCCTGTGATGTCAACAGCTTATGTGAATTCCAACACCGGCACGGTAGTGGACATCACTGATGGCGTGACAGTGACAGCAACTGACACCGACTAATCGGATCAGGTAACACGACGGGCCAACTTCTGATCACTCGGAGGTTGGCCCTTCTCACATTGAGAGGTTCACATGGCTGCTGGCGATACTGGCGTTTCAATCTGCTCTGATGCCCTGCTGATGCTGGGCGCAAAAGCCATCACGTCATTCAATGATGGCACTGACGCGGCCAGCGTATGCGACCGCCTATACCCCGACATCCGCGATTCGGTGTTGACCACCTACCCCTGGACGTTCAACACAAAAAAGGTGCAGCTGGCTCAGCTGATCACCACCCCCAATTCTGTCTGGCGCTACGAATACCAGCTGCCAGGCGACCGTCTTGGCACCGTGCGAGCTGCTTATGCAACGGCAGCGCAAAACGCCTACCCTAACAAAGACTGGGAAATCCAAGGCGACAAGCTGCTGACCAACCTGCCTGCTGTTTACCTGGACTACCAGTACAGCGTGGGCGAGTTTGCCATGCCTCAATACTTTGTGCAGCTGCTCAAGTACATGATGTCCTGGCACTTGGCCATGCCGATCACAGAACAAAGTGACCGCGCAGGCTACTGGCAAAGTGTTGCCGTAGGCGGCCCAGCAGAGAATGGCCGCGGCGGCTACATGCGCACCGCCATGAACATCGATGGCCAGGGCACACCGACCCGCGTCATTGAAGACTTCAGCCTTATCGCAGTGAGAAACTGATGCCGCGTTTTGTTGACATTCAAACCAACTTCAGCACGGGCGAGCTCGACCCTTTGCTGCGCTCGCGCATTGACCTGGCTCAGTACAACAACGCGCTGGCTAAGGCCACCAATGTCTTGGTGCAGCCGCAGGGCGGCATTCGTCGCCGCCCTGGTCTGAAACACATTGCTGAGCTGCCAAACTCTGCAGCCAACGGCGTGCGCCTGGTACCGTTTGAGTTCAGCGTTGACGACAGCTACATGCTTTGCTTTGTCGATCAGCGCATGTATGTGTTTAAAGACGGCGTGCAAATTACAGCCATTAACGGTGGTGCCAACCCATACCTGACGACTAGTATTACCAGCGCGATGCTCAGCCAGCTCAACTGGACACAGTCGGCTGACACCATGTTCATTGTTCACCCAGACCTGGCGCCTGCCAAACTGGTGCGCGGTGGTTCTGATTCAAGCTGGACAATTAGCACCGTCACGTTTGACAGTGTTCCTAAGTACGCTTTCAATTTAGACGCGCACACCAACAACTCGGAAACGCTGACCCCGTCTGCTGTCAGTGGAAATATCACGCTGACCACCACCAGTTCCAAACACGACACCGGCACGGCCCAGGCTGGGGCCAGCACGACGATTACTCTTAAGTCGGCATCCAGCGGTACGGACGATTACTACAACGGCCTGTATATCACCATCACTGGTGGCACCGGCGCCGGCCAGATTCGAATCATTGAGGACTATGTTGGCTCAACCAAGGTGGCCACTGTTGACCGGGCCTGGACGACAACGCCCAACAACACTAGCACATACAGCATCACCAGCTTCACGACTGATCCGGTCAACCAGTACATCAACGCGCAACCCCAGGGCCGCGCCCGCATTGTGCGGTATGTGTCTGCCACAGTGGTTGAGGCCGTGACCGAGTACCCGTTCTTCAGCGCCGCAGCAATTGACGCGGGGCGCTGGGAAATTGAACATGGATACGAAGATGTATGGTCTAGCACGAAAGGCTGGCCACGCACCGTCACATTCCATGAAGGCCGCCTGTACTTCGGCGGCTCCAAGTCTCGCCCATCCACAATTTGGGGAAGCAAGATCGGCATCTTTGATGCGTTTTTGCCAACCGAGGCATTTGATGACGATGCTGTTGAGGCGACTCTAGACACCAGCTCACTCAACGTGATCGTTGACATGATCTCTGGCCGTGACCTGCAAGTGTTCACCACGGGCGCTGAGTTCTATGTGCCGCAAACTGGCACAGAACCGATCACACCGCTGACGCTGACATTCAAGGGCGTGAGCCGCAACGGAACCAAAAGTGGAACCCGCGTGCAATCTCTGGAGTCTGGCACGGTTTACATTCAGCGCCAGGGCAAGTCGATCAACGAGTTCCTGTTCTCTGACACGCAGCTGACGTATGTGACGCAGCGCATCTCATTGCTGTCTGGTCACTTGCTCAAAGCACCGACCAGGATGGCTTTGCGCCGTGCGACCAGCACAGACGAGGGCGATCTGCTCATGATGGTCAACGACACCGACGGCACAATGGCTGCGTTCAGCATCATTCGCTCGCAGCAGATTACGGCGCCGTCCGAGTTCATTACCGATGGTTTGTTCAAGGATGTCAGCGTTGATGTGACCGACATCTATGCGGTGGTCAAGCGCACATTCAACAGCACCGACAAATATTTTGTTGAGCTGTTCAGCTTTGACCGGTTTACTGACTGTGCATTTATTGGTGGATCAGCTGGCGGTGTTGGCTCTGGACTTCCGCACATCGGCAAGTCACTCAATGTAATTTGTGATGGCGTGCCACAAGGCAACGAGACAGTTAGCGCTGGCGGTGCTGTCACATTTGACCGTGAAAGCACAACCAGCTACGAGGTTGGCCTGCCGTTCACTGTGTATGCCAAGACCATGCCGGTTGAGATTAAGCTGCAGACCGGCACGCGCATCGGCTTTAAGAAGCGGATCGTGGAGATCAATGCGCTGGTGGACACCACTCAGCACCTAGCTCTAAACC